CAAAAACCGTTTACCTAGAACTCCATTGACTACCTCAAATTCATTTAAGATCCTTATTTCTTGTTGCCAAAAATCTTTATCATCTCCATATAACAGCGGATATAGAAATCTATCTTTTAAATCACTCTGAGCTTTCCTAACTAAGCCTACATCACGAACTGTATTTTTCCTACTAAAAGCTCTTATAAGTTGTCTGACACCATGACGCTTATCATCATCATACTTAAATGGAGGAGCCACATATTCTGTCTCCACCTTGAAAGCCTGTTTGACATCCTCACATATTGGCGTATACACAACTTTATTATTATAACTATATCTCACATTTGCACTACCTAACAATTGGACTCCATCTAATCGATCTACTGTATCTAAGAAAGGATTTTTCCTATATATTTTTGGAGTATAATTCTCTAATGCTGAGTGCTCAAAGTCAAAACCACTCTGCAACAACACTCCATTTGAAAAGTATTCAATTGCTTTCTCAAGATCCCCACGTAGAATAGTACTAGCTACGCTAATCTTATTAGACGTATTACCACCTACATGAATGCCTAATATACTGGAAACTTTTCTAGTCTCGTCAAATAATACAGCACCGCACAAACCAGAAAAATTATCACACGAATACAAATATCCAGGAAATGAACTTTCTTCATGCGGGGAATTGTTAGTTACAGAGCTAGAATATACTATATCTTTAGTATCTAACATACTTTTAACTCCTAAACTTTTCTTAAATAACAACCTACCTACACATTTGTCTATAATAGGTGAGGTAGGGAAGGAGTCAAGTAAATCTTTAGTACGTAGATGATCCATGTGTTTTTCAAGAAACATCACACACAAATCACCCGGGAGACGATAAATATTGTCAGATAACAATTGCACTTCAATAATAGCGTTACCGCAATTTTCATAGGATGGTATTTCAGTCTTAACAAACTGAAGTATATTTCCTATTGACTCATATACGAAATGATACGGTAATATCACATATTGATTTGCAAAGGACAAAGCAGAAACTATCTTTTTCGAACAAGTATTCCTAACAAAAAACATATTTTTACTCAATACATTTTCTAATTCAGTAGGCGAACGATTACTTGTAACACTTGCTTTATTTAAAAATACTTCCTGCTTATTTTTATACCACTCTTGTTTAGTCGCGTTATCTGATTGTTTGACCTCCTCAACACTCATATCATATCCCACTTGTATCTCACAATACAATGTTGAAAATTGATCAACCAACATTGGTATAAACATACTAATAGTAGTATATGACAACCCAATAGGTAATAACACATCCCTTACTAAGTCAGGTTCTGAAATTTTCCTACATTTTTCATAGCGAGTGATATTTCTTAATATTTTTGTGGAAAACTTAGAAAGAGACATAGGCTCCCATCTTTCTTCCTCTTTCTTTTCTGCTTTCGTAGGAGTCCTAACAAAGTTGTTATACATAAATGTAGTAATGCCATAGTCCAGACTATGACTATCATGAGCTACACCCACATTTAGCAACTTATAATTATATAAATAATTAATATAATCCAAAGCCATTCCAAATCGTATTAATGGATGCTTACCATACGCATAACAGGCCAAAGCTGTATCTTCTAAAAACACAGGTATAAAGTCTAAAGGATTAGTTATAAAATCTTCTATATAAATGAATAACCTATCAGTAATATACAACACAATATCACTAAC